AAGACTATAAAATAACTAAAATTAATAGACCTATTCAAAAACGAAGGGGTCTTTTTTTTTGCTTATCTTTGTAGTAAAAGAAGACAGATGATAAATTCGGTTAGACAAACAGTGATGTCTGTTTTGAATAAAAATAATTATGGATATATCTCTCCATCTGATTTTAACTTATATGCTAAACAAGCACAGTTAGATTTATTTGAAGATTATTTTTATCAGTACAACTATCAGCTTAACAAAGAAAATAAAAGAATGTCAGGCACAGGGTATGCTGATATTACTAAAGGGTTAGAGGAAGTAATTGATTCATTCTCTTCTTATAATCCCCTGCAACAATTTGACCCTGCAAACAAAGGAATATATGCAAGTGAATATATTGCACCTTCATTAGTTACTACAGGAGATGAATATTATCTTTTAAATAAACTATTAGTTTATTCTACCCTTAGAAAAAATGGAACAACTAACAGTATTTTAAGTAGTGGATTATGGCTTGTTGATACTACACAAGACTTTAACGCATTGGGGGTACAAGTAGGAGACCACGTTGTTACTATAGTTAATAACATAGAGACTGCAGCTATTGTTTTAAGTGTTAGTACAAATGGACAAGCAATTCAAACTACTGAACCAATATTTATTGTAGCAGGTCAAGAGTATTCAATATTTGATGGAAGTAAAGTTAAAGAAGCAGAACAGGTTAATAACAGTAAGATTACAATGTTAAATAATTCTATACTAACCAAACCAACTTTACATTATCCTGCGTATACAGAAAGGTCAGGAAGTGTATCAGGTAGTTTAAGTGGGTTTGATATTCTAAGTATGTATCCGAACAATCAAATAAATACATTAGGACAAGTAATGTGTCAGTATGTGAGATTTCCATTAGTTCCTAAATGGACTTATCTTTCATTAACTAATGGAGAACCATCATTTGACCCAACTCAACCTGATTATCAAGACTTTGAGTTACCTAATGATGATGAAGTTAATTTAGTAAACAAAATATTGCAATACGCAGGAATGTCAATAAGAGAAATAGCAGCTACTCAATTTGGGCAAGCTGAAGAACAAGAAAGCGTAGCAGAAGAAAAATAGATTATGGCTTATATAACTCAATATCAATATTACGAAAATGGAGGTTTAGCTCCTGAAGATAAAAATTGGGGTTCGTACCAATATGTTTCACTTGAAGATATCGTTAACAATTTTATGTTAATGTACTATGGAAACCACAACTTGATTAACAATGTTGAAAGGTTTAAAGTTTTATTCCACGCAAAGAGAGCTATACAGGAACTTAATTACGATGCTTTTAAAGAAATAAAAATATTAGAACTTAGCGTTTGTGATACATTGAGATATGTGTTGCCTTCTGACTATGTGAATTGGGTTAGGATATCTTTATATAAAGAAGGTGTTCTTATGCCATTATCTGAAAACATTCAAACCAATTGGTCTTCTGCTTACTTACAAGACAATGATTGTAGGATACTTTTTGATTTAGATGGTAATGCATTAAGTCCACAACACTCTACATTAGATTTTGATAGAATTACAGGAGGTAAAAAAAGTATTTACTTAAATGCAAACTCTAAGTATAATAACACTTTAGGATACTGTTGCGATGGAGATTGGTATTTTGATTATCAAATAGGTGCGAGATACGGATTAAATACAGAAACTGCAAACGCTAATCCTACATTCAAGATAGACCCTAAAGGTGGGGTTATAAACTTTAGTTCAGGAATGGCTGATGAGTTATGTGTACTTGAATATGTGTCTGATGGTATGGAGAACGGAGATGATAGTTTAATAACTGTAAATAAATTATTTGAAGAGTTTGTTTATGCTTACATTGAGTTTGCTATATTAAATTCCAAAGTTGGTGTTCAAGAATATATAGTATCAAGAACAAGAAAAAGAAAGTCAGCTTTATTGAGGAATGCAAAGATTAGAATTTCAAACATCCATCCCGGAAGATTATTGCAAAACTTAAGGGGTAGAGATAAATGGATAAAATAAAATGGCAAAATTTACAAGAAACTTTACTTTAGGTAAAATGAATAAAATGGTTGATGAACGACTCGTTCCAAACGGAGAGTACATTGATGCATTAAATGTTCGTATGGGTTCAACTGAAGCTGCTGAAATAGGAGTTATAGAGAACTCAAAAGGGAATGAGCAATTAACTACTATTGTATATAATGGAACTCCATTATCTTCTCAAGCCAAATGTATAGGTGCATTTGAAGATGGAGTTAATGAAACTATATATTGGTTTATTCACGATGAAGGTTTTGTACAGAGTCCTACAGGTAAATTAGATTTAATAGTATCATATGACACTAAAACAACTATTATACAATATCATATTGTAAGTATAAATGATGGGTTTAACATAAACACTACATTAAATTTTGATAAAGAGTTTCTAATAACAGGAATCAATAGAGTAGAAGATTTATTGTTTTTTACTGATAACCTGAATGCTCCAAGAAGAATTAATATAACAAAGAATTACGATGACCCTGCAAATAATGTAGATGGTTTTTTAGCAGAAGATATATTAGTAATAAAAAGACCTCCTATAGATTCTCCTACAGTAAATTTAGTTCAAACAGGTGGTCAAGAAACTTTTTTAGAAGAAAGATTTATATGTTTTGCATATAGATATAAGTACGAAGATGATGAGTATTCAGCTACATCTCAGTTTTCAAACCCTGCTTTTATTCCTAATGAATTTAACTTTACTCAAGAAAGTTATTTGAATGAAGGTATGACTAACTTTTATAATACTGCTGAGATTACTTTTAATACAGGTGGTCCATTAGTAAAAGGAATAGATTTATTATTTAAAGATGCTAATAGTCCTGTTGTAAAAATTATAGAAAAACTAACTAAAGATGACAATGGATATGTAGATTATCAAGATGTAACATATCAATTTAAAAACAGTAAAATATTTACAATCCTACCTGAAGCAGACATATTAAGAATGTATGATAATGTTCCAAGATATGCTCAAGCTCAAACTATTATGGGTAATAGACTTATGTATGGTAACTATATAGAAGGTTATGATATGATTGATAAGGATGACAACCCTGTTAGATTAGACTTTACAGTTTCTCAAGAAAACATAGGATTTGACCCTGAAGATAAAGATGGAACGCTTAGTGCTTTTAACTACACTATTGGTGGAGTTACACAACAAGCTACTCAAGCTAAAGCTACGTTAGACTTTACAGGTATTGATTTAATTGAAGGTGCATTGATTGCTTTTACATTTAACTTTCAACATTATACTTGGAATGGTACTACTCCTACACCATCATCATCTACCATTAATGAAGGACCGATAATTGTTACATTTGCATTTTTACTTACAACAGATTATGCATCTGTGTATGAATGGGTAACATCAGCAGAGTTCGTAGCTATGATAGGAACATCTTTACCGGGTGGTACTATTCAACCTATGGCTACTGCAGATAATGGAACAACAATGACTGATGTTTATAACCAACAATTCATTGGAAGTTTAGTTCTTGATGGTGTTAATTGCACAAAATTTGCAAGTGGTATAACTGCACCGGAAGAAGCTATTAGAGTTATAGGGAACACTTCAAATAATTTGATTCAATTTGTTTTCCCTGCAGTTCAATATAAAGATACTGCCGGAACTTCAGGTAGATTAAATGCTGAGTATTTTAATATGACAAATGCCGAATTTACCTATTCAAAGTCAGGTAATGGTTCAAGCTTACATAGTAATAGAGGTTATGAACTTGGTATGATTTATATGGATGAGTTTAATAGAGCAACTACTGCTTTGGTTAGTCAATATAATACAGAGCATATAGACTGCTCTCAATCATCTACAAGAAATTTACTTAACGTAAGTATTCCATCAAGTCAAATTGCTCCTAAATGGGCAACAAGATATAAGTTTGCTATTAAACCTGATAAAGAAACTTACGACACTATTTTTACAAACATATTCTTTACTGACCCTGACACTCAGGATACATACTTTTTATTAGAAGGAGAAAACTCTGCTAAGATTACA